GATGGACCCGACCCCAATCTTTTCTCTATCTACGGGAAGCGACCAGCCTGAACCAGCGGCAACCGGCCATGACCGGCCGAGATTAGAGACGCCGTTGGCTGACGCGGCAGGTTCGCTGGCTGACGGTCTGGGGGGCTGGTGTAAAGAGGTTCTTGGCTATGAGTTGATGCCGTGGCAGTGGCATACGTTGTGGCATCAGCTTGCGGTTGACGGCAATGGGGATTTGTTGCATAGGTATGCGTTTACTTCGACTGCGCGGCAGAACGGTAAAACGGTGGCGCTTGAGTTTTTGGTTGCTTTTTGGTTATGCAAAATGCCTGGAATACGGGGAGAAAAGCAGTTGGTGTTGAGTACCGCGCACAGGCTTGATTTGGCGGTCATGCTGTTTGACGAATTGGCCCCAAAACTAGAGCTGCATTATGGGGCAAAAGTAATTAACGCTTATGGCCGTAATTCGGTGCTGATGCCTGACGGCAGCAAGTGGGTTGTGCGCGCGGCGGGGCCGTCAGTGGGTCACGGTATGAGCGCCAACCTCATTGTGGCTGACGAAATTTGGGATATATCCGGCGAGGTTATTGACGGCGGCCTTATCCCCAGCCAGCGCGCCAAACGTAACCCGCTGTTGTCGATGTGGTCAACGGCTGGCACCGAGAAAAGCACGGCAATGCTCAAGTGGCGTGAGCAAGGGCTCAAGGCCATTGATGACGGTGAGCCGGGCAGCTTGTATTTTGCGGAGTGGTCACCGCCCCCGGACATTGACCCGATGACGCCAGCGGCTTGGGGTTGGGGTAACCCGGCATTGGGGCATACGTTGACCGCCGAGACAATTAAGGCGGAAAGCGAGAACCCTGACCGCACACAATTTTTAAGGGCGTCAGTAAATGTTTGGGTGGCGTCAGACCAGAGTTGGCTTATGCCCGGTCAATGGGTTGGGCTACAGACCGCCGACCCGGTACCCGCTGGCGGTATTGTCGCCATAGAAAACAGCGTTGACGAAAGCCGCTATTTTGGTGTGCGTGCCGTCGCCATGCCTGACGGCCGCACATGCCTAACGGTCGCATTTGTCGCCAACACCTACCAAGACATGCTTGCCGCTATACAGCCCTACGTTGCAGACCCAAAAATTGCGTTTGCGGTTACCCCGTCGATAGACCTGCATTGGCCTACCGAGCTTGAGCGCCGTAAAACCGTGGTTGGTTACGGCGAGTTACTCAAGTGGACTGACCCGGTACGGCAACGCATACGTCAAGGGTTGGTTTGCCACACGGGTGAAACCATGCTAAGCGAACACATACAGCGTGCCGTAGCGGTCAGGTCACAAAACAGCATTGCGTTGAGTAGCCAACGGTCGCCGGGGCCAATAGAGCTAGCGCGCTGTGCCGTGTGGGCGTGTGCGTTGGCCAGCAAGCCCAAAGCGTCAGGCAAACCAATATTGGTGGTGGCTAGTTAACTACACTGTGCGGCGGTGGCAACGCGGTAACTATCCTTTCTGTCGGATACAGCCAGCCGCGTTGCCACTATTTGACGCCACCTATACGCCATACTTGACCTATGGCAATATTTGGCCGCACACGTAAAGCCGCAATTAGCCCCGCGCCTAAGACACAGGTGGCGGCGGCGGTCGGCGGGTACTCACCAAACAGCGCCGGGTTGGGCGCGTCAATGATTGGGCAGTATTACACCTACCAAGAGGGTGACGCACGCAACCGCGCGGTGAGTGTGCCGACAATTAACAGGGCGCGTGACCTTATGGCCAGCGTTATCGGTTGCATGCCGTTGCGTATGTATAACGAAATGTGGAATGGCGACGAAATGGAAAAGGTGCCGTTAGCGCCGCGCACATGGTTGCGGCGACCTGACCCGACCGTACCGTATCAATTTTTAATGAGCTGGACATTTGACGATTTGTTATTTTTCGGGCGCGCATTTTGGTACATCACCAGCCGCACGGCTGACGGATACCCAGCCAGCTTTACCCGTTTGCCTGCGGGGTCAATCACCACGACGGATATGGTCGGGCCTGTCTGGTTCGCACCCTCAAAGCAAGTATTTTTTAATGGTGGTCAATTAGACCCCAACGATTTGGTGCAGTTTCTTAGCCCGTCGCAAGGTTTGATTTATGCGGCACCGGGCGCCGTCGAAACCGCGCTACGGCTTGAGGCTGCACGCCACCGCAACGCAACCAGCGCCATACCAGCCGGAATACTGAAACAAAAAAGCGGTGAGCCATTGAGCGCGCAAGAGCTTGGCGACCTTGCCGCTGCATTTAACGCGGCGCGCGCAACCAACCAAACCGCTGCGCTAAACGAACATTTGGACTACCAAGAAACATTGACCAGCCCCGACAAAATGCTTTTGATTGAGAGCAGCCAATACCAAGCGCTTGAGGCTGCACGCTTGGCAAATGTGCCGCCCTATTTGGTTGGTGTTTCCACCGGCGCCTACTCATACCAAAGCGCACAGCAGGCGCGCGCAGACCTTTACATTTTTGGTGTAAAAATTTATGCTGACGCAATAGCGCAAACACTGAGCATGGACAACGTTCTACCGCGCGGCACATACGTGGAATTTGACGCAGATGACTATTTAGAAGAAAACTACGTTGCCGACCGCGAAGATGAGCCGAAAGAAAACACTCAAGAACGATTGGCTGACCGCTAATGCCGTACTACGTGACAAACAATGCGCGCGGTTGTGATGATTGGGCTGTTGTCGATATTGACGGCGAGCTCATCGGGTGCCACGACACGAAACAGCAGGCCATTGACCAAATGGTTGCCGTGTCACAAAGCGAGGGCATTGAGCCGGGCGGTGAGCTCAGCGGCCCAAAACCCAAAATTCATTTACACAAGAGAGGCACACACATGATTAAATTGCACGCTCAACAATTCAGCGTTGACAAAAACAGTGAGGGCATGCCGCGCCGCACAATCAGCGGTGTCGCGGTGCCCTATAACACGTTTGCCGTGGTCACTGACAACACTGAGGTGATGTTTAAGCCGGGCAGCTTGCCCGTTGACGGTAAGGCACCGCGGCTGTTTATGTACCATGACGCCAGCCAGCCCGTTGGTGTGGTTACCGAGCGCGTAGAAACCCCAGACGCCATGCTTTTTAGCGCCAAAATCAGCGCCACCACGCTTGGCAATGATGCGCTGGTCATGGCCGCTGACGGCACCATTGACCAAGTAAGCGTTGGCGTAAACCCCACAGAATTCAGCTTTGATGAGGCTGGCCGCATGATTATTACCGCAGCGGATTGGGTCGAATTGTCGCTAGTGCCCGTAGGGGCTTTTGGTGACGCGGCCAACATCACGAAAGTGGCGGCAAGTATCCACCACGCCGCGCCTAGTATCGGCAATACTGAACAGGTGACCGAAACGGAGACACAGACCATGACCACCGAAACCACCGCCCCCGCCGCAATCATTGAGGCAACCGTGCCAACCGCGCCACTGCCAGCGGCCCCCAAGCGCAAATTCGATTTGCCGACCGCCGCGGAATATCTCGCAGCTATCCACATTGGTGGCGAAACGTTGCGCAACGTGCAAGCAGCCGTTAAAGAATTTGTCAATGGCAAGCAGAGCGCATTGCAGGCCGCCGCTGGCGACACCCTCACCACTGACACGCCCGGTTTGTTGCCGGTGCCCGTGCTTGGCCCGGTGTTCCAAGACCTTAACTACATCAGGCCCGTTGTCGCCGCCGTTGGCGCGCGCGCAATGCCAGACGCCGGAAACAGCAAAACGTTCATTCGCCCAACGTGGACAACTCACCCCAGCGTTGCAGCACAATCACCCAGCGAGCTCTCGCCGGTTAGCGCAACCACCCCGGTAATTGCCTCAAACGTGGTCACCAAAACCACGCTCGCCGGACAAGTAACGTTGTCGGTGCAAGACATCGACTTTACAAGCCCGGCCGCGCTGCAAATCATTCTGCAAGACTTGGTTGGCCAATACATGCTCAAGAGCGATGACATTGCCGCCGATGCAATCACCAACGCCGCCAGCGCGTCAGGGGCAACGTGGACAGTCACCGCAAATGACCCGTCAACGCTCATTGCAGCAATGTATGACGCCGCAACCGACATTCTTAACGCCACCAACTTTTTGCCAGACCATGTGTTTGTTTCCCCAGACGTGTGGCAGAAACTTGGCAGCCAGCTTGATGCCGACAAGCGCCCGGTGTTCCCGTACACCGGCGCGGCCGGTCTTATGGGTGTCAACGGATTGGGCGCGGCAAACATCACCGTTGCCAACACGTTTAACCCGTTTGGCCTGAACCTTGTCGCTGACCGCAACTTTGCCTCTGGCACGCTCTACGTTGCGCGCGGCGCCGCGATTGAGTTCTATGAGCAGGTTCGCGGCCTCATGTCCGTCGAAGTGCCTGGCACGCTCGGCCGCACGTTCAGCTACTACGGCTACGTTGCAACATTCATTGCCGATGCCGACATGGTGAAATACATCGTCGTCAACTGATAGCGAGGCCACCAAATGGCGGCCTACACCGTCACATTTAAGCAACTAATTGACAACTACGCGGTGCTGCAAACGCTCACTGCCAATGAGTTAGAGGTTGGTCGCTCATTCACCGTGACAGGTGTGGGCGCGCCATTTAACGGCACATTCACTGTTTACGCGTTGCCCCAATACCTGTTTATTGGCACCGATACTGAGGGCGACCTACTGTTTGACGTTGACATACCCGTTGCAAACCAAGTGTTGTTTGCGTGCACGGCCGACAATGTTGACCGCACAGCCGCCACCGGCACCCTGACATTTACCCCAATATGCACATGGATTACGGCCACACAAATTGAGGATTGGCTAGGTATCGGCACCGCCACGGCGGCCGATACCACGTTTTTAACGCAATGCGCAAGCGCAGTCAACCAGATGGCGTGGCGCCGTCGATATGAGGCCGGTTACTTTGACAGCCTGACAACCAGCCCCAGCGCTGACGTAACGCTAGGTGCAATCATGTGGGGTGGCGCGCTCTACCGTGCCCGTGGCTCAATAGACACTTTTGCCAGCTTTACCGAAATGGGCACCGCCCCAACCGTAGGTTTGTCACCCATGATTAAACAACTGTTGGGTATCGATAGGCCACAGGTCGCTTAATGCCGGTCAACTACACCGACCTGTTTAACACGTGCCTAGACACGCTCAGCAACACGCTGAGCACCGTTACAGGGCTGCAGGTGGTCACTGACCCCCGCAATTTAGTGCCGCCCTGCGTACTCATCGGGGCGCCCAGCTTTACGGCATTTAATTACAACGCTGTGCGTATGACCTACCCGCTACAAATCGTGACGTTGGGGCCAAGCAACCTTGACGCCATGCGCTCATTGCTCAACATGTGCGCGCTGATACTTAGCAAAAACGTGGCCGTCACCGAGGGCAACCCGACCACGTTGGAAATTGGCGGCGTAAACCTACCTGCCTACAATCTGACGGTCGAAATGCGCAGCTCTACCACATGACAATGATGACCAAATTGTTGGTTATTAGCCCGTTGGTCGGCACCCCCGGCGAGGAATACGTAGCCAAACCCGGCACCAATGTGCAGGCGCTCATTGACGGCGGGTTTATTTGCATGGTGGCCAGCCCCGTCGATGTAACTACGCTGGGCAAGGTATCCACCAAAACGGCGCGCAAGGCACGTAAAGTAAAGCCAACCGCAGAGGAGTAAACGCCAATGGCAACTAACCAATATCTCAGCAACCCCATTGTCACCGTGAACACTGTGGCGCTAACCGGGTTTTGCAGCGCCGCCAGCGTGATTGTTCGTTTTGACGCGCTTGACAACACCACGTTTGGCCAGACCGACCGTACCTACGCAAAAGGTTTGGGTGACCATGAGTGCACGCTTACCCTGCTGTTGACCTACGCATCAGCGGAAACCTACGCCACTCTGGCCCCGTTGGTAGGCACTACCACCACGGTGATTGTCAAACCGGCCAGCGGCAATGACAGCGCCACCAACCCCGGCTTTACGCTGACCGGCACGTTTTTGGCTGAATTGCCGGTTATCAATGCAACGCTTGGCGAGCTGCAGACAATCGATATTACGTTTCAGGGTGGCGTTTACTCAGCCGACACCACACACCCGTAATAAACACATAGCCAAAAGACAGAGGGGCCATGAAAATAAAATTGCGCGTCACGGTAACACCCGGCAGCGAGCCCGTAGAGCTCATCACAAATCTGCTGTGCATTACTGAGTGGGAAAGAACAGAAAACCGCAAGGTGTCTGACGGTCGCGGTATCGGTATGGGCGATTTGGTGAGCTGGGCGTTTTTCATGTTTAAGCAATCAGGCCGCTTGATGCCGTATCAAACGGCGGTTGAGTGGTTGCGCGCCAACCCTGACATGGAAATTGAGAGCGTTGACCAAACAAACCCAAACCCTACGGGCGCGGCAGCTACCGCCGCCAACTAGCAGAGGTTTTGGTAGCAACGGGCTTTTGGCCGCCCGATATCCCGTTTGACACGCGCGATTTAACTACTGTGGTAGTAGTGCTCAATAAGGCGGCGAAACAATGACGGTAAACACCACAATGGGCGTGTTTGGCGTCAAAGAGGCGCTTAAAGAGCTGAGAGAGATTGAGCCGGATTTACGCAAGCAAATCAATGCGCGCGCTAAAGACGTGGTTAAACCAGCTACTGACGCCATTAAAGCGCAGTACCCGCCGCGGCTGTTGTCGGGTATGGCGCGCGCTTGGCAGCAACGCGGCCGCGCTCTGTTGCCGTATGACCAGAGTGCTGCGCGCAAGGGTGTGACGGTCAAAATCAATACCAGCCGTAAAAGTACCAGCGTTATAAGCATTATTCAGAAAAACCCGGCGGCGGCCATTGTCGATATGGCAGGTAAGGCCGGTGGCACCAACGCACAGGGCGCGCGGTTTATCGCTGCGCTAACGTCGCTGTTTGGGTCACCGTCGCGCGTGATGTGGCCGACATATGAGAAAAATAACGATAAGGTCACGGACAACATGCGCGCCGTAGTAGATGACCTTATGGCCGCGGTTAATAAGCGGGTGCTCTAATGTCTGTTTTAATTCCGATTGTCAGCGAATTTGACAGCAAGGGCATCGATAAAGCGTTAAAAGAATTCCAGCAGCTTGAGGGCGCTGGCGCTAAAGCCGGGTTTGCGCTCAAAAAAGCCGTATTGCCAGCCACCGCGGCTGTTGCGGGTCTGGCGGCCGGGTTAGGTGCAGCCACTAAAGCGGCTATGGAAGATGCCGCCGCGCAAGACCAGCTTGCTGGCGTGTTACGTCGCAGTGGTGCCGCAACAGATGAGCAGATTGCCGCCACAGAACGGTTTATTAGTGCACAGTCGCGCGCCACGGCGGTGGCTGATGATGAGCTACGCCCAGCGCTTGCCAGCCTTGTGGTCGCGGTCGGAGAGGCTAATTACGCACAAGATTTGTTAGTTAGGTCGCAAGACATTGCGGCGGCAACCGGCGCCGATTTGGCAACCGTCACTGACGCTATGGCTAAGGCCGCCAACGGCAACATGAAAGCGCTGGCCGCGCTTGACCCGTCAGTACGTAATGCCATTAAGGGCGGCGCCGAATTTGACGAAGTAATGCAAATGCTTGAGATACACACCGGGGCCGCGGCCGAGGCCGCCAACACCACGGCAGGCAAAATGAAAAACCTGCAAATTGGCATGGAAGAGGCAAAAGAAAGCATTGGCGCGGCACTGTTGCCTGTGGTCGAACAGATGATTGGCGCGCTCATACCGTTGGCTAATTGGGCACAGGAAAACAGCAGCGTATTTTTGATATTTGCGGGTGTGGTCGGCGGTTTGGCGGTTGCGGTGCTGGCTGTCAATGCGGCAATGAAAATTTATAACGCCACGCTCATCATTGTTAAAGCTGCGCAAGCCGCGTTTAATTTTGTCATGGCAGCCAACCCCATTGGGTTGGTGGTCATTGCGTTGGCTGCATTAGCGGCCGCTTTTGTCATTGCTTACAAACGGTCTGAAACGTTTAGGGAATTTGTGCAAACACTGTTTGACGCCGTTAAGACCGGCGTGGAATTCTCCCTAAATGCCATAAAAGGCTATTTAGAGTTTGTGCTTGGCGTTTATAAAACGGTGTTCAATACCATTGCAAGTTTGTGGAATAACACCATTGGCAAATTGTCATTTACGTTTCCAGATTGGGTGCCCGGTTTGGGCGGCAGGGGTTTCAGCGTGCCAAATATTCCCATGCTGGCTGACGGCGGCATCGTGACCGGGCCGACATTGGCGATGATTGGCGAGGCAGGCCCAGAGGCCGTTATTCCGTTAGACCGCGCCCGAAGTATTGGCAACGTCACCGTAAATGTCAATGGCGGCCTCGCCACCAGCGCCGAGATTGGTCAAGCCATTGTTAACGCGTTGCGCGCCTATAACCGTTCTGCGGGGCCGATAAACGTTGCGGTGGCGTAATGTCTGGCGTAGCGATAATTCAGTCAGGTGACTACAGCCTAAAAATCGATACCGGGTTTATCCAAGACGGTTTCACCCTTGATGACGCCACAAAAGGCGTATTAGACAACACAAATTATGTGCTAGACGGAACCACCGATTTTGCTGACGTTACGGCAGGTACCACAAACATAAACGTTAAGCGCGGCCGCCGCGACATTGGCGACCAATTCAGCGCTGGCACCATGTCATTTACCCTAAATGACACTTACGCTGACGGCGTATTTAACCCGTTTGACACCGCCAGCCCGTACTATGACACCGCCTTAGCCAAACCCGGTTTGGCGCCGTTGCGAGCCGTAGAGCTCATCAGATATGACAACGCCAACAATGCTGAGTATTTGTTTAAGGGCTACATCGTTAATTATGACTACAATTTTGCGCTTGGCGGCCTGAACACCGTCACCGTGTTTTGTGCCGACCAATTTTATTTGCTGGCACAAACCTATTTAGACCAATACAACGTGAGCGCGGAAACGTCAGGACAACGCATTACCAGCGTGCTGGCACTGCCCGAAGTGGCATACACCGACCCGACAAACATTGCCACCGGCACCGTCGATTTGGGCCACGACAGCAGCTACACCGTTGCGGCTGGCACCAACGTGCTGCAATACCTCACTCAAATTAATGACAGCGCCGAATTTGGGCGGCTGTTTATGTCGCGTGACGGCGTGCTTACTTTCCAAAACCGCATAGGCAATACGCTCAGCGCGGCAGTGGTCAATTTTAATGATGATGGTACAAACACACCGTATGACACCGTGGGCATATCATTTGAGGCTGACGCCGTAGTTAACCGCGCCGTTGTCACGGCACTTGACGGCAAAACCGCAACCAGCACCGACCTGACCAGCATTGCCGAATACTTTACGCAAACCACATCGATAACAAACAGCCTGTTGCATGTGCAGGGTCAGATTGATGCCGCGGCAGCATATTTGCTCAACGGCGAACCAGAGGCACGTTACACAGACGTGGGGGTTACGTTTGCGTCATTGACGGCCAGCGAGCGTGACGCCGTGGCTATTGTCGATATTGGCGACACGATAGTTATACAAAAAACGTTTGCCAGCGGCACCGGCACCACCCAGCTGGCTCAAGAGTTGAGCGTTGAGGGCGTTGAGCACGTCATTGATTTGGTGACCGGGCACCGCGCGACGTTCTTTACGGCCCCCACAACCATTGTGTATGAGCTCATACTTGATGACGCCACCTATGGCACACTTGACGCGCTGAACGTTCTAGGATAAACGCATATGGGCGCCAACGCACAAACCACCGTACCCACATTTACAGCCGGGCAGGTATTGACTGCGGCCCAGCAAAATGCGAGCGCGCGCACGGGCGTGCCGGTGTTTGCGAGCACTGTTACGCGTGACGCCGGGTTTGGTGGCAGCGGAGAAAAGACACTTGCAGAGGGCCAGCTTTGTTACGTTGAGGGCACCGGCCTACAAACTTACAACGCGGCGGGTGCATGGGTTACGTGGGGTACCTCGCCAAGTTTGGCGATTGTAAAAGCGGAAACGGCATTTACAAGCGCAACAAGTATTACCGCCGACAACGTATTTAGTAGCACGTACACCAATTATTTGGTTGTCGTCAGGTGCACGACTACGGCCAACGCGGTGTTGTTTTGGGCGTTGCGCGTAGGTGGCGTGACTGCAGCAACGAACTACAATTACCAGCAACTCGGCGTCAATAACACAAGTGTCGCTGGTGCGCGTTCAACTTCGCAGACTAAATGCGCCTATGGACAAGCGGGTTCGACCATGAGTCTGAACGCATTTATTCTGGGCGGTCCAAATCTCGCAGAAGCAACTGCGGCAATCGGACTCATCAACAATACGGGCGCAAGCGGCGGCATCGAAATACAAACCTATGCAGGCAACCACACAACGGCGACCGCTTACGACGGCATCGAACTAACCGGCGGCACCGCCACCGGCACTTACACCATCTACGGACTGGGCAAATCATGACCTACAGAATGAATGACAACGGCATTGACCGCGACATGACTGCGAAAGAAATTGAGGCTTACCAAGCCGCCGCCGCCCCGATTGAGGCGCACGCCGCCGCCGTGGCCGCCGCCGCCGACGCTAAGGCCGCCGCGCTTGCATCAGCTCGCGCCAAGCTTGCTGCGTTGGGTTTGACGGCAGATGAGATTGCTGCATTTTTGGGGTAGCAATGGAACCCAGCGCCAAACTACAAACCGCCGACCAAACGCTAAAAGGCGCCATTATTGCGCTAGTTACTTATGTGGGGTATCGACAGGGTTGGGATATGCAGCTAGTGGCATTGGCTATCCCGGTGGTTTCTGGCGTTATGGCGTGGTTGTCAACGCTGATTGGTAACCGTAAAACGGCATGTTTGTTTGTCGCAAAAGACGACGACGCTGACCAGCCTGATGCCTAACCCGTATTTGGCCAATAATGTCGCGGTGGCGACACGGCCGCTACCGGGCACAGAGAAATGGGCACAGCTCGCAAATCGATATAGCAACGGCGCGCTGTGGAATAACGGCACGTGGGTTGTGCGTGATGTTCGCGGCAAACCGGGTCAAATCAGCAACCATGCGCGCGGTATTGCAATGGATTTGAGCTACAGGTACAGCGTGGCTACCAAAAAAGGTGTGCCTGACGGCCGCAAAAAATCGTTGGAATTTATGCGCACATGTCTCACTAACTATGACGCGTTGGGCATCATGCTGGTTATTGATTATTGGCCACAGCCTTACGGTCGGTCATGGCGTTGCGACCGCGCCGGGGTTGGCGTGGTGCAAGCGGCTCATGGTGAGGCATGGCAGAAACCGGCCAAACATACATTTACGGGGGCGCCGGGTGGCGATTGGTGGCACGTCGAAATAACCCCAACAATGGCGCACAGCGCCGACAAGGTGAGTGAGGCGTTTAAGGCCGTGTTTGAGGTATCCACCACCGCGGTGTAGGGGTTCTGTAAGGTCGCTATTACCGACAGAACGGGAGAAAACGAAATGGCTTATTTTGCACAAAAGGCCGTATTGGCCGTATTTGCCGTATGGGGCGTATTTGTTGCCAGCGGCGCAAATATGGGGTCACCAACACCGACCGACCCAATCGACATAGCCGCCCAATCGCCGTGGCTGGGCCGGGCACCGACCACCACAACCACCCCCGTGGTGGCGGTCGCCCGACCAGCCCTGGTAACTACAACCACCGTAACCACTATCGCTAATTGCGGCGACGTAGAACGGCTGGCAGTGGCTCTAGGTTGGCCGCAAACCGAGCTGGCAACGTTTATACGCGTAGTAAAAGCCGAAAGCGCATGCTACCCGTGGGCACATAACCTGACCGACCCAAACGGCGGGTCTTACGGCCTAATGCAAATAAACGGGTTTTGGTGCATACCAAACCAATATTGGCCAATCGGCTGGCTACAGGCACATGGGCTGGTTGACACCTGTGATGACCTGTTTAACGCCACACTCAACCTAAAAGCAGGTTTGGCGATATGGCGGCAAACCGGGTGGCACGCATGGAGTACGTTCTAGGGTGACAGAGCAACCGTTTACAGAACCGGGATTGACAGAGGAGACACGCAAACAAATCATGGCTGACATAGACAGACAAATACACCACGAATTAAACCCAGCGCTAGAGGCTCACTACAAAGCGTTTGTTGCTGTGGTCGATGAGATATTTAGCGGCGTCAAACGGCCCCAAGAAACGTGGCTGATTAGGCAGCTCAAAAATATGCGCGTTGACGCGCAACTAGCTGGGCTAGACCATGAGGCTGACGTACTGACGCAAGCCATTACAGAGC